GAAGTTAAAACAGAGCTTAAAAAATATGACGTTTTGGAGGTAGATATCACTGCTGCCGCGCAAAAATATTTTGGTGGTAAGAAGCGCTCCGAGTTAAAAGATAGTGATTTTCTATTTCCTAAAACTCGCAGTTTCCCTATCGCTACGCCTGATGATGTGCCTGACGCAGTATCGAATTTTGGTAGGATGTCCGGGAATATGTCTTATGAAGAGTTCAAGAAAAAGCTAGTCAGCTTCGTAAAAAACAAAGGGGCAAAATTTGTAGCAGCACTGCCTAAGACTATAAAAGAAGAGTTTGACTTAGCTGATGCTACTCAGATTGCTGTTTTCCCCGACAAGTATGTAGATCCTAAAGATGTGGGTACCCTTTTGGAAGATACTCGGCCGATCAATAAGGAAGGTTATAAAATCGATGATCAGCTTAAAAAAGAAGTAGAAAGCCAAAAGTTAAAAAATCCACAACTACAATCTTCATAATGAGAGTTAAAATTTAACTCACCCCTATCAAAAAAAAGCCCACTGCATAGCGGGGGGCTTTTTTATTTGACATTCGATATGAATCAGGTATCTTATATACATGCTGGATAGTTTGACATTTGAAAAAAAGAAAAAATATTGGAATAAAATATTAGAAAGATTACCTAAAATCTTTCATTATAAACGGCAGACCCTTCTACAGTTACGAAGAGAAATTGTAAGAAAGCACCTACCCATACCCACCCAAAAAAATAAGTTAGGTGCATTTTGGAGAAGAGAAATGGCTGTGCTTAAACGTCTTATAGATAAGTATCCAGATGAACATTTTTGGCTCAAAGTTAACTTTAAACCTATTCCTATTAAATTAAAATACGGAAATAAAGTGCAAGAGCTTTATAGTCTAGCGCAATTGTTTAAATGGCCATTTAAAGATGAGTTAGAAAAAAAATACAAACAATCTAAAATCAAGTTGAAAAAGATAGAAGAAGTTTGCATTTCAGAAGAAACATTTGGAGAAAATGTGGAGGTAAAACGCAAACCAAAGAATATAAAACAATTTTTAAATTATGGCAAGAACTAAAAAGAACACAGATACAGGGAGCCCGACCATTACTCCAAATCAATTGATGCAGAAGTTTCTAAAAGACAATGAAAAAGATCATTATAATTTTGAGCAAGAGCACGACTACGTAGTATCAAGCGGTAGCTTGATTTTAGATTATGAATTAGGTGGTGGGTTTGGCCCCGGATTGCACCGTTTTGTAGGGTTTACAGAATCAGGTAAAACATCCGAAGCTTTACAGATTATGAAAAATTTTCTAGAGACTGTGCCAAACGGAAGGGGTTTTTACATTAAAGCTGAAGGGCGTTTGAGTAAAAACATGCAAAGCAGGTCTGGTGTTAATTTTGTTTTTGACGCTGAAGATTGGGAAGATGGAAATTGTTTTGTATTTGAATGCAACATATATGAAACAGTTATGGATGCGTTAAGAAAACTAGTTGGTAAAAACGATTCAAACAATAAGTATTGTTTTATTTTAGACTCTGTAGATGGGTTAATTTCTAAAAATGATTTAGATAAATCATTCGAAGACTCTAAAAAGGTCGCAGGGGGCGCTGTCATCGCTTCTGACTTTATGAAAAAAGTCAGTATTGCTTTGGCAAAACGTGGACATATGGCGATTTTTATTAGTCAAGTAAGAGCTGATATCAAGTTAGATCCATATAGCAAAGCCCCAATACGCCAAACATCTGCCACAGGAGGAAACGCATTACTTCATTTTGCTAATTGGATTTTAGAGTTTGAACCATCTTTCAAGAGCGATCAAATTTTAGAAAAGCCAAACGAAAAACCTGACAGAGAGAAAAATAAGATTCTTGGACGCTACGCTAAGATCACAGTGAAAAAAAGTCCTAATGAAAAAACCAATAATGTTATTCCATATCCTATTTTGTTTAATCGGACTGGAGGTAACAGCATATGGGTAGAAAAAGAAATTCTAGATATGATGTATGTCTTTGAATTTGCTAATAAAAAAGGTGCCGGTTGGATTGAGTTTGATGAAGATTTTGTTAATCTTGTTCAGGAAAAAGGGATTGAGTTACCTCAAAAAATACAAGGCGAAAATCAATTTTCTAAATTCCTAGAAGAGAACACGGATGCAAAAAACTTCTTAGTTGATTATTTTAAAAAATCATTAAGTCAATCAGATTTTAATTCCGATGGTGTTTAAAACATTATACGGTTCCCTTAAGAAGGTCAAAACAGCTAAAAAGTATTTGATCAAATGGGATGATCCAAGCAAAAGTAAAATTCAAAATTCAGTTAAACAATATTTAAAAAAATATTGGAGTCAAGATATTGTTTTTGAAGAGTTCCCAGTTGCCGGCACTCGTATGACATTTGATTTTTATAATGCTACTCAAAACATCATTATAGAAGTTCAAGGAAGGCAACATACTAAGTTTGTTCCATTCATGCATGCCAATAGTAAAATTAATTATTTAAAGCAACTTAAAAGAGATGATGACAAGTTGAGATTTTGTGAGATTAACAATATAAAATTTATTGAATTCTTTGATAAAGAAAATATTTTATCAGATTTAGATAAAATGTTAGATTTGTAAAGCTTTCAGTGTAAAATATAATGATGACATTCAATGGGGGCGATCAACCAAAAAATTTTTCAATACCAGAAAGCTTTTTGAATAAGATGTACGAATTCACTGGTGATGGAAGCGATACTGGTGGATTTATTATAGCTTATGTAAATCAAGAGGGGCAAGTTGCTATTAATTGTAAAATTAGCTCCCAAATTGTTGAGATGGGATTACGTAAAGCATTGGAAACCTTTTTGACAGATATGGAGTTTGGTGAAAGAACAATGACTTCAGATGAGGGAACAGATCCAGATTTAGCTTGACAATATCTAATCGTTTGCTATATTAAAATTGTATGATTCACTCTCTTGATTTAGAGCAGTATGTTTTGGGCGGCTTAATTAAGTACCCAGACAAATATGCGGAAGTTGAAAATTTCATTGATGAAAATGATTTTTATGCTGATGAAAATCAAACTAACCGGACAATATTCCTAGCATTAAAGCAATGCATTGATAAAGGCGATGCTGTAGACCATGTGGTACTAACACAACGCATCACTTCTTATAAAATCAGTTTTCCTCAAGATCTTAATATTAGTAATTATATACAGTCTCTCATAATGAGGGCTGTATCTCCTGCCCACGTTCTTCAGCACTCTCAAGAACTTAAAAAAATTACCATCAGGCGTACTATTTTTAAAGCAGCAAGAGATGTAGCTGCCAAAGTAAAAGGTATGTCTACTTCATGTGGGTTTGAAGAAATTATTGAAACAGCAGATGAAGCGTTTAATGGTAAAATTAATTTGTTTGATAATGGCCCAGAAAAACCAGTTAATATATATGATGAGTTACCAGATTTTGTAGAAGATCGAGGTAATAATCCTATAGAAGAGTTCGGAATGGCAGGTCCTCATCCACGTTTGCAAGAGCTTTACGGCTCCTTATTAAGGCCCGGTAATATAACTGTTTTTGTGGCTCGTTCTGGTGTAGGTAAGACAAGGTTTACTTTAGATTTTTGCACTAAAGTATCTGAGCAATATAATGTGCCAATTCTTCATTTCGATAATGGGGAAATGAGTAAAGAAGAAATTATCACTAGGCAAGCGTCTGCAATGACAGGTGTACCACACTATTACATTGAGACTGGCTTATGGCGCCGTAAAGATCAAGAAACAGTCGATAAAGTTAGAAAAGCACTTGAAAAGATTAAACAGCAAAATGCTAAATTATATTATTTTAATGTGGGTGGGTATACTGTTGATAAGATGATAGCTACCTTAAAAAGGTTTTATTATTCTCAAGTTGGTCGCGGCAATCCTATGATATTTTCTTTTGATTATATTAAAACTGTAAACCAATCTGATGGTAAGTCAGAATGGCAGGTTGTTGGAGAAATGGTAGATCGCTTTAAACGCACAATCCAGAAAGAGATATTGAGAGACGGAGAACCTATAATACCTATGATTACTTCAGTTCAAAGTAACAGGTCTGGCGTTGTCAATAATCGAAGAGCAAATGATATTGTAGATGATGAAAGCATTGTTTCTCTTTCTGATAGAATTACTCAATTTTGCTCACATATGTTTATTTTAAGAAAAAAGACTTTGGATGAAAGAGAGGAAGAACCAGATTTTGGCACCCACAAACTTATAAATGTTAAAGCTAGACATATGGGTAAAAACTTTAATAGGGCATCTGAACCTGTAAAAATGCCAGATGATTCGTTAAAACCGAATGTGATACATATACAAATGGATTCATTTAATGCTGAAGAGATTGGTGATCAAGTAGATTTGGTCACAGCTTTGACAGCGCAA